TCTCTATCATTTAGTAGAATGAAGTCCGTTTTTAGACAATCTGGGCTATTTAAAGTATCTGAAATGAATGATTCGTGGAAAATACTCAGACGAAATTCTCGAGGATGGATGGAAGATCCTCCAGCTAAAGTTCATGTTTCGATAATGTTTGGAGCAGGATTTATGGTAACACCTGCTTTCGTAGCAAAACATAATATCACACATGTAATCAATTGCGCTCAAGATTCAGATAGTCCTCAGTGGTTTCGTGATCATAATCCAAATAAATACTTTTGCATAAATGCATATGACAACACACATGTTAATATAACGGATTGGTATACATTGTTTTCACACACAATGGACAGATTTTTACGAGATTCGGATTCAAAAGTTGTTTTTGTACATTGTCAGTGTGGAATTAATCGGAGCGGGTTTTTGACATTACTTTACTGTGTTCAAAAATTTGGCTACGAGTTTGAATCTACTGCTAAAATGATTCTAGCACAACGCCCATGTGCACTAACTAATCCCGCGTTTCGTCTGCAAGTTATGAGATATCATAAATTTTAATATAGACCCATCAGTATATTAAATATATAAATGGATACGTATGCAACAAAATATGGTCTTGTTACACTTCTTAAAAATGAAATTTATATTGGAAGCGCATTTAGAAGTGGAATCTATTGGGATGAAGATACTTTATTGAAACTGAAAAGATTTATCAATCCAAATCAAAATATACTAGAAATTGGAGGTCATTGTGGAACATCAAGTATAGTGTACTCTTCGTTTTTAAATAATAAACAGGTATTTGTTTACGAACCACAGTCTGTAATGTATGATATTCTTCTTCAAAATATACGCCAAAATAACCTACAGGATAAAATTATACCTAATAAATTGGGTGTATTTTGCTATGAAGGTACGTGTAAAATGAATAATATTGATTTGGATGGCGGTGGTGGTGTTGTGTCTGAGAGATATACAGCAGAAAGTCATTTAGCTTGTAATTTTGGAGGCATTGGTCTAGGTGAAGATGGAGAGTCTATTAATGTTACGACAATTGATAACATGAAATTAGATGATATTGGATTCATTCACTGTGACGCACAGGGCGCTGAAAACTTTATTTTTTCAAAAGGTCTAGAAACTATATCAAAGAATAGACCTGTTATTTATTATGAAAATAATGAAGTATATGGAAAATATTTATACGATAATGTATGCAAATCATATCCGAATTACACCGAAGAAAGTAAATTTGACATAAAAAGGTACTGTATGGAAGAACTACATTATTCTGGGTTTATCGATAGATTTAACGGTGGAATTGACACAATTCTAATTCCGTGAAATAAAATGTACCATATACATAATCTGTCATTTACATGTCTAAGACTGCAAGTGACCCAGGGAATGTGGGTAACAATCCCATATGGTCTAATTTAGAAAATGCAGGTACCGAAATGACTGGACCATCGTACAGTTATTCGGATAACATTCCAGGACCTAGTTCACTTGGTGTTGGTTCAAATGGAACATTTGGTCAAGTGAGTACCAATTTGGCAGCTGTTGAAACATATGTGAAAGGAATGGTTACAGGTGATCCTCCGCTAGGTGATCGATTCTTTGTCAATACCGGTGGTACGTGTACAGCAATCGATGGATCAGTGCAGTCTCGGTATAATTATATTAACAACATTCCTGGAGGCGGAAGTCCTCCTGCTGGACTACAAGATTTATCGTTTCTTTCTAATGATCTCCGTGGATTAATACCGGGAATTATGGAAGACATTGAAGGTCTTGATCCTTACTATTTATTCACTGCCATGACAGCTGACGGAGCACCGCCTTGCGATTGTTATACATGTCAAGTAACAAGTGGTTCTGATTCTTATTTTTTGACTACTTCGATGTCTCCTGATTTTGATCCTGCTTTTTGTACGAAAGCTGATATTTCTAAATGTAAGCCTGCAACTAAAGAATCGTTTTCTATGCCTAATTTTGACACAACCATGGTTCCAACTCTCCTCGCTGCTGGACTTCTTCTATTTTTTGCAATGAAGTAGTATTTTAAGAGTGAAACTTTAGTGAAACAATAAGATGGAAAATATTTTCCGTATAAAGAAAGTTTCGGAGACAACATCTCAAACAAAAACGCAAGGTACTCTTGATCACATTCACTCTACGATCATAACGTCGATTAAGAACACAAAATTAAATACAAATGAGATTGAAGACCAGTGTACAAAATTGGAAGAAGATGTTGAAGATATGACTGTGACTAGTTCAATTGAAGAAATTGTAAAGGCATCCAAAGCAGAATCCGAACTGAAAGAGTTGCGATCAAAATTGGATTCTAAAAATCCAGTTGAAGAATATTATCTGAAGAATGCGGACATCATGTTACAATACTATGGAAACACAGAGAAGCCAAGACAGGCAGCTGCTTCCTGTATGGATGAGAATACATTTGTGAAATACCTAGTTACAAACACAGCGTCTGACAATGGCAGTCAAAGCAAGAAACAACTTTTTGAAGAATATGCTACTCGTATGAAACTGAAGGGAATGGAAATTGCAGAAATGAAGCAAGTTGTAACCGAGCACTGTGAACTCTGCAATATTGCTCGTGAAGAATTGACATCGGAAGGTGTACTTGTTTGTCCCAAATGTGGATCCGAAGAGTATATTATGGTAGTTTCCGATTTTCCATCATTTCGCGATCCTCCCAAAGAACGTAATAATTATGCGTATAAGAAGATCAATCACTTGAATGAAATTTTGAATCAGTTTCAAGCAAAGGAATCAACTATTATTCCAGATGAAGTCATGCATGAAGTTATTAGTGAAATTAAGAAACGTCGTATTCAAAACATTGCTCAAATGACAGAGAAAGAGATACGAGACATTTTAAAGAAGCTGAATAAATCTAAGTATTACGAACATGCCGCTCATATTCTTTCGAGACTTAATGGAAACCCTCCACCAACGATTACTCCAGAAATTGAAGAGAAGATTCGTACGATGTTTCAAGAAATCCAGGCGCCTTTTTTGCTGTACTGTCCGGATGACCGCACTAACTTTCTGTCTTATTCGTATATTTTGTTCAAGTTCTTCGAGCTGCTGGAACTGGATGAGTACAAAGCGTATTTCCCTTTACTAAAATCACGTGATCGTTTGATTGCACACGATTTTATATGGAAAAAGATTTGCGAATATTTGCGATGGGAATTTATAAGTTCTGTTTAAAGACTTCAATAATTATTATATTAAATGCGATTTGTCCTTATTAGTACACACACTGATCAGTTGACTGGTTATTCAAAAGTAGCTGCAAATCTTTTGCAACAAGTATCTACTATTCCGGATGTAAAGGTTTTTCATTTTGGCTTTCAACGTAATGCTGCTCGATCGGGAATTCGCAAAGCTCCTAAGGGGGTCATTCAATACGATGCCGCTGCAAATGAGGAACCTCGTGAACAGGGATTTGGAACTAATAAAATTTTTGAGTACCTTGAAACCGTAAATCCGGATGTGGTGATGATGTATAATGACCCAATGCTTATTAATAGTTTCCTAGATGCTATGAAATACGAAAAGGGTAAGACACCCTACAAGTTTTGGGTATATCTTGATCTTGTGTACACTGGTACTATGAACTTTCTTATTGAACGAATCACCAAAGCGGCTGATCGAGTGTATATGTTTTCGGATAGTTGGGTTAAAGAATACCTAACATATGGACCTGTTCAGAATATCGGAGTAATTGAACACGCAGTTGACTCAACTGTATTCTCAAGAATTAGTCCTATCGCGAGAGAATCTGCTCGTGCAGCAAATAATCTACCGCCCGATTCTATCTTATTCTTGAATGCAAACCGTAATTCTATACGAAAGCGTACTGATCTTTGTATTATGTCATTTGTAGAACTTATCTCGCGCGATCTTACCAAGCCGTACTATATGATGCTAGTAACAGCAGCAACACCACAGGGAGGTGGATATTATGATCTAGTTCGCATTTATCTATCAGAACTTGCTGTCTATGGTATATCGGTGGAATCAATCGGACAGCGTCTTATTATTGTAGATACAGGTACAACTGCACTCAGCGATGAGAAGATCAACGAGATTTATAACGTTGCTGATATTGGAATTAATACAAGCGATGGAGAAGGATTCGGTCTATGCCAGCTAGAACATCTTTTTGTGGGTGCCCCTCAAGTTGTGACTGACGTTGGAGTATACTCTGAATTTTTACCTCCCGATACGTGTGAAATTGTTCCAGCCGACGGTCGTGCATATTTTAATGTCACAATGGCAATCGGGTTCAAGATTCCTCTTTTTAGTCATATATCTATAGCGGATGCTATGCAAAGAACCATCGATACACTCGATGAGCGACGTGAGGCAATTAAAAATCATCAGTTTAAGACTTGGGATGAAATATGTGCCAACTGGCTTACGGATATTCGCAATGAATGTAAATAAATGGAGACCTTTTACAAACGAATCGGTGAACTATCTCACGAACAACGCAGAACAGTTTTAACTAATATTATCGCTCAAATGCGTCAACACCAACAGCATCCAATCGCCGACGCATTTTATGATATACTGTCATGTTATCCTGAATTTCCTTTGTTTAAACACGAACAAAGCTTTAGACTCTATCTTGCATGGCCGAAGATTTTTGCGATGCAAAATCATCCACTTGTTAATCAAATAGTAAATCAACCTATTTAAATTGAATGAATTTAGTAAATAAAATGCCAGAGTGTTCAGTTTGTATGGCTGATATGGATATGGAAGAATATGATGATCCAAATGAATCAACACGTACATGTGTTCGTTTGGATTGTAAACACGCATATCATACCAAATGTGTTATTAAGTACATGAAGCAAACCAACTACGAATGTATTCTTTGCAATAAACATCGTAATCCAATTGAAGAAGCTGGATTAATTGAACAAGCACACGCCGAGGTTAGAAATGATAAAGAGTTTCGTAGACTTAAGAAAGAAGTTAGAGCTGCAGCTTCTGAATTTACTCAGACTAAAAAGATCATGAAACAGGCAATTCAAGAGTTTATCCGTTCACACGCAGATGAATGGCAAGCGAACGAAAAAAGAAAAAAAGTGTTGTCGCTTGAATCTAAGCTTGTGCGATATGTTCGGAAGTTTGTTCTTGCCAAACCTATGCTAGCAGGAGCAGTTCTTCCAAAGTTAAATATGTATACTAGAAATTTCATAAGTGGTCTAAAAATGTGGAACTACCGATCCAAATATGTACATTTTGATTTACTCTAGACATTGGTTTCAGAAACTTTCTTTTTAAATTGTTCCAACGATTCCTTCAGAAATTTTGCATCTGTACCAGCTTGTACCATTTGATCATAATCATATTCGATCGTTTTAGGCTGAAGACGATCAGGATAGTAT